CCCCTCAGCTATGTCCCTCTTAGCTTGCGGCCATTCGATATTGTCTAGAGCCGCGGTTACTCTTGCGCCGCTCAACTGCTCCTCTGGAGCAAAGTCCTCCAAGGTGATATTAGCTAGGTTCGCAAATCCATCAAAGGCTTGCGCTGTTGAGACGGAGTTGCCTCCCGCATTGTAGGCAATGTTCCAGTCGTCAATAGTCCCCTCAAATTGAATAATGTCATCCGCCGTAATTCTTATCTGCCGGCGTGGTTCAATCTGTCCAAAAAATGGCGAGGCCTCAAAAGTCGGGTCAAATATCCGCAACTCATTTTTGAAATTTACTGTAGCCTGGCCCGCCTGATGTCTGTCTAGTTCCCTAGACTTACCGCGGTTGATACTAAATCCAATTAGATACTCGCTAACATCGACTAAAACTTCGGCACCCTCGCCGCCTAATACTCCCTTAGTGCCGTTTAGCACTCCCAGGACAGGGTCATTCAAAATAAAAAACGGAGCAGAAGCGCCCGCTTCAGTAAACCCGATTTCTACTTTGGTACTCATGCTGAAACAAATACCTTTCCATTAGTCGCTTCATATCTTTTTATAGCATCCACGACAGCGCGTCCAACGGATACCGGGTCGGTCCCGGTGCCGGCATTGACTGTAATGTTGAAAGAACTAGGCGCGCTCCTGTCCTCCCGGAGGGTTTGTATAGACCCACTCGTGTCAATTGCAGACGCTGTCTGTAATCCATCAAAGGAGCTTTCGCTAGCAAACTTGACATTAGAGGCCATTTCCAAGGAAGCGCCGACAGCTAGCTCCTGATTGTCCTCTATACCTTTTTGAAGGCCGGCAATAATGTCATGCCCAATACCCATCATCAACTTAGACGGAGATTCGATACCAAAGAAACTCTCAACCCCGCCGCGTATAGCATTACCAATTGAGGAAGCTAGCTCGGCGGCAATGCGCGGGAGATTCTCCATAATGCCCGTCGCGATACCTGTCAATATTTGGAAGCCGGCCTCGATAAGCGCTGGCAATTCATCGAGGAGCGCTCCTGTTATTTCAGGTATAAGCTCAATAATTGCCGCGAGGATGTCTGGAGTGGCGTCGATAAGGCCTGTAACAATTCCAAGAAATAGCTCCATACCTGCCTCGATAATATCCGGAATCATTTCGACAAGTTGCGTAACAATATCGGGGATAATTTCGATTATTGTTTTAAGTATTACCGGCAGAGCGTCTAATAGACCAGTAACCAAACCTAGGAAGAGCTCTAGCGCTCCCTCGATTATCTTTGGTATCGCTCCAATTAGAGCCTCAACAATAACGGGGATAGCCTCGACTATTGCTTCTATGACTGTAGGCAATACCTCAATGAACCCTTCCAAAATCCCATTGAATAAATCTATGGCTCCCTGGATAATGAGCGGCAACTGGAACATTAGCGCGTCAATCATCTCCGGGATGCTTTCAACTAGCGCCGTAATGATTTGCGGAAATACAATATTTAGAGCTGCAATTAGTTGCTCAAAAATGACTATCGCGTTCTCAAGCATTGTAGGAATTATGTCGACAAGAGTTCTAACAATTTCCGGAAGTGCCTCAGCGATACCCTCAGCTATTGCCGGGATAATTTCAATTAGGTTGAAGATAATTGTCTGCCTTAGTTCCATCAAATTATCTAAAAAGTTTTTGAAGCCTTCCCCGGTAAAAAACTCACCCATCTTTTCAAATATCCCAGACACAACCCCGCCGATAGTTGCCTCACCATCAGCGAAAGCCTGGCCTAAGTCCTTGAAGCTTTGGCCTGCATTTTCAAGCGATGGAGTTATGCGCTCAAAAAACTCTCTAAGCTTTGGACCGAGGCTGTCAACTATTGGCCTGAACCCCTCCGCCAAATCACCGAGAAACATTGCCAAAGGCTCAAACTCTAGGAGCAAGTCTTTTACGCTGGATTTCAATAGGTCAAATTGCGCGCCTGGAGTTGCGAGCTGTTTTTCCGCGACTTCTTGAGTAGTCCCTCCAGCATCGCGCATCGCTTGCTCATACTCGGCAAGCGTTTCACCTTGACCGGCTAGAGCTAAAACTCCTTCTCGGGTTTGCTTCGTAAAACCAAGCGCCGAAAGTTCCGCGAGTTTTTGCTCTTCACTCATTCCGTCGAATGCTGTAGTCACGTCAGACGCAATGTCTGACATGTTGCGCATTCCACCCTCGGCGTCAAATACTTGAATCCCTAACTCTTTGAAAGCGCCTGAATTTTTTTCAGCGTTATCAGTAAGTCCGAAAAGTGTATTAGTCAAGAGCGTTCCAGCGCGCTCTCCCTTTATACCTTGGTCAGCAAAGACGGCAAGAGTTGCAGAGCCTTCCTCAATATCTTTGCCGACTGTCTTGAGGGCGTTACCGGCTTTACTGGTCATCGCGGCCGCTAGTTGCTCAACTGAGGTATTTGCTAAAGTGTTTGCTTTTACGAAGACATCAGTAACGCGGGTTAGATTTTTTTGATTTTCCGCTGCATCATCTGACGCTAGCCCTAATGCAGACTGAGCGTCTGTTGCTAAGTCGGTAGCTGTTGCCATGTCGAACATTCCAGCTTGAGCAAAAGCGGCAACTTGTGGCATAGCTGAGATTTGTTGTTCAGCATCAAGCCCGGCACTCGCTAGGAAGAAATATGCCTCAGCGGCTTCCTCAGCGGAGAAACGAGTTTGTTTTGCTACATCCCTAGCGGCGCTAGACATCTCCGTTCTCAGAGTGTCTGAGACGTCTCCCATGATGGCTGTCGATTTGTTTAGCGCTTCATCAAACTTGACAAACTCTCTAACGCCGGCGACTGCAATTCCCGCGACGGCTGCTCCAGCCGCGGCGGCAATACCCCCGGCAATCTTTGAAAAATTCTTTAGGCTGCTCTCGCCTTTTTTTAGACCGGAGCTATCAAACTTTGAGACTATAGGGAGAAATGCTGGCACTAGCGCCTCCCGAGTTTGACATCGAATTTTTTAGCAAATCGGTTCAAACTATCTTGCGCAATTTTTATCATGACTGGTCTAAGCTTCAAAAAATTTCCGTAAGCAAAGTGTCCAGCCTTGAAGTTATTTTTAGATTCTCTTTTTGCCTTGCGGATAAGTGCGTCTCCCTGACCGTTATTTATGTGTCCGCTCTCGCGTACGCCGCCATCTATGCCGCGCTTATAGGAGCGAGCATTAGGCCTAGGCTTTTTCCTTCTAGGCCCGGCGTTCTCTGTGTAAGAAAATCCAAGGTTCTTTTTATTTTCTAAAATTATGGTAACCATCGAGGCCCAGCCTTTTTGTCTGGTTGACCTTCCAGGAGTGACGCTGACTTTGGCTTTAGGCTGACCCCAGGTTACCCGGCCATTCCTGTTCCGGGTCATACCAATAAAGGGACTCTCTGTTGGAACTTTTCTGGCTACTTCACTTCCCAGAGGTAAAATTCTTGCCTTGAGGTCATTGCGCAATTGAGCGACTGAACTTTCCTCGGCTTCTTTCATTAGGCGCGTAAGCCGTCTAACGGATGCGTCATCCAGCTCATAAGTATGTTTTATCACGCGCTCACCTCGGTACTATTTTATCGCCCCCATGTATTGCGGGGGTTTATAGGACTTTTCTCTTTTTACGGCTGCCTGAGTTTGACTGTTGTTGCGCTCTATAGGTTAGGTAACGCCCCAGCGTCCAAAGCATGCGAGGCTCTAGCTTCATCAAATCGAGCGGACTAATTCCAGTTTCGACCGCTAAGTAAGCTATCTGCCAATGAGCCGAGGAGTCGCCGAGGCCGACTATTTTTTTGTGTCGGCCGCGGCTACCTGGTCAACAGTCTCCAGCCACTTCTCAAATTCGATTTTTTGGCCAGTCCTTTTTTCGACATGCCATGCGAGCCAAAGGAGATGAGTTAGCCTGACCTCTTTTTCAAGCCTGGCCATCGACAAATCAAACTTGCTCTCAAAGGCGACAATATCTACCGCCTCGGCGCTGACAGCTTTAGTGTTTCCGTCTTTGTAAGTAATATCTAGGTTTATTTGCATAGACCTAGAGTATCACTATACGCCAGTTTCGCGCGTAACTTCTCCGGTCACCGGCCAGGTCACGGACAGCGTCGCGAGGTCTCCGACAGAGTTCGCAAAAGGGCTATAACTCGTTACGAGAGCTGTCCCTTCATATGAGGGATTGGTCGCGCTGATAGCTCCGCTAGTCGGTTGAATTTTGAAAGTTACTGTCTGACCGAGAAGAGGAAACAAAACGGCGTCAACCGAGTCCGCTCCGAAGTCCTGATGAAAGTCCAGGGTCAATGATGCGTCTTTTAGTCCGCCAATTCTTGTCCTGTATGAGTCCGAGAAGGATGTTGTTTCCTGCTCATCTACTGAAATCTCCAATGTGCATGAGGCAAGACTTTCAGTAAAGTCATCAGTCCCAATTTCAATTTGGAAATCCGTTGCAACAAATTTCGCCAATTTTTTTCTCCTTAGTTTGCGTACGCTAATACAGTAAAGTCAGCGGCCAGATAGGTCGCGTCATTTATCTCTATTGCTCCTATATTATCCAATGAAACGACACGACAGTCGAAGGCAGAGCCTCCTAAAGTCTTGTCGCTTTCGATGGCTGTTTTGACTGACGAATCACCCAGGTTGTCCGAGTAATCGTTTAGCCGTCTTTGTGCTTGCCTTTCGGATACCCGACCGACAATGACGCTGACTGTAAAATTGTAAGTCGCTAAACCTTTACCAAAGGCTCCATCAAATTCGATATTTTGTAGCTGCACTACCGCAATAGGAGGCGAAGGGCTGTCGGGTATTTCGCTGGCAACTCTTAGGCCGGTAATTGTCGCTAGGTTAGTTGCAATACCTTCCCGGATAGCGGTAATGCTCATGCCATCCTCGGCTTCTTCCAAGCGTGGATTAGTGCTTCTACATCCGGGTCTAACTTACCTACTCTGACAACTCCAATATCTCCAAAGCCGGCAACTCCCAGGGGACTGTCGTTACGCTTGAAAATACGGCTGGCCAAAATTACTGTCGCCTGGACTATCGGTGTAGGTATAGAGGCAAAGCCAAATTGTCCTGTCACTCTGACAAGCGCCTCCTCTTCCTTCATCGGAAATAGGTAGTCATCAGACGCGCGGATTTGAGTGAACGGAGTAGGGATGCCTCCTGCTATTCCGTTTAGTGGTTCTGCCTGAAAATCTTTAGCCTGGAATGTGACATCGAAAGTGCCGTCGCCGTCCGGGTCTGTTTCAACTTTGGTAATAGAAACACAGTCGTCAATCTCACAAACAAATTGAGTTTGCGCCGCATACACTCTTGTCGCTGTTCCCTGGTTATAAAAAACGCGCTGGCAAACCTGGTCTATCTCCCGACTGGCTGACTCAATGGCTAGCTCTAAAAGCTCGTCATCAACATTGTCGTCAATCCTTGCGCTCTTTTTTACTTGCGCGAGCGTCGCATAACCATTCGAAATCGCCATGTCTTTATTTTACCTCATGGCCGACAAACAAAAAAAGCGAGGAGCGCATAAGCACTCCCCGCCTCTTTGGTTAGCCTGTTTACGCGGTGCCTCCACCGGTAAAGGCTTTGATGTGTCCAGAGTGTGTCAAATCTCCGTCCACTCTCATAAGGAAACGATAAGTCGTCAAGTCCTTATTGAAGGCAAAGTCGGCAGAAGTTGCGACCTGGAGGCCGCCTGCCATTCTTACCTTATATGAGGGGAGGTGACCGAACAGGACTGACTTAGCCTCGGCGGCTACATCTGCCATCGCGGGGTTCTCAACTACTTCGTATCCGGCAAAGGTGTCAGGAGCGCCGACGTTTACCTGGTATAGGAATGTTCCGTCTCCGTCCTTTAGCCTACGGATTGCTCCGATGGTCTTGCCGTTAGCCATGTAGTTCACGCCTGGAAGCCTACGCGCTGCTCCGTCTAGCTCGTACTGCAAGCTAATCAACTCGTCAGCGGTGAACTCTCCGTCGGTGTCTGCTCCGGTGATACCTGCTCCGGCCGCGGTTACTACGCCGTTAGGCTTGCTGCTTCCGTCGCCAATTGTTAGGGCTTCGTTTACTGCAAATCCAATTGCGTTACCGGCCTGCTCTGCTAGGTGTGACTCAATGTCAAACCCGGCGTCAGTTACTAGCTCGTTCGCAACGCTAATGAGCTGACCATACTTGTAGGCCTCGAGAACGATGCTGTCGTATGTTGGGTCAGAATCGGTAAGAGCTGCACCCTCGCCAGTTAGCGATGCGGTTGAGTAAGCGTTGAGCTTCGGGATACGGAAGTCCTCGCCGGTGGTGGTGTTGAAGATTTCTGAAACATCCAACATCGGACCGACTAGACGAGCGACGTTATATACCTGGTCAAAGAAGGTCTTTGGAACGGTGTTGTCGCTGGATACTACAGTTGCGCGCTTCTCGAAGGTGTGATGTCCTCCGCGTACGCCTAGGTCGCGCAAGATTTCTCCGTCACGCCTTTCCTCTGTAGCTGGAACAAATCCGCGAGCGGCGGTGCTTAGTTGCGCCTTG